ATTCGGAAAATCTTTTGGGACGGACCACAGACCTTTGGAGATCTCAACAAAGAGATCCACATACTGGGTATCTTGGAGCAACTCAACAAGAGCTACTCTTTGAAGATCCAGTGGAAAGTAATCCGTTGCCCCAGAAAGGTCAACAGAGTGAACAGTGGTACCATGAGACAAGGCATCCAAGATAGCCTCATCAGCCTTATCTTGCTGGAAGGTGCAATCCCAAGGAAGCAGTTTCAGAGTGTCAAATAGAACCTTACCAAAGGGTTCTAAGACACACTGAAATATACGACCAGGGTTAGCAACTGCACGAAGCTTATAGCCAGGTTCTTGAATAAGGCCAATACGACCTACACTCAAGATTCCAGGCCTCGGCCTTGGAGCAGAACGTAAACCACTGGAGGTATACCTAACTTGGATGGCACTCAATTCAGGTTCCAAACCAACTAGTACCGGAAGGTATAAGTTGTAAAAGCGATGTAGATGGGATACTCCTGCCTCATCACTGAGGTAGAGTAGACTATCTACAACCCCTTCAACCTCAGGCACAGAGCCTGAAGGGAGGGGAGCTCTTTTGGAATCTGAGGGAATCCAAGAAAGAAGAGGCTGGGCCTTAGGAAGTCTCTTAATCTTCCTAAGACCAGACAAGTGGAATCCTAACCTAACATTTGAAGCTAGGGAAGGAGGGATGGTAACTGCAGGTGCAGTTACCCCGGCAACGAATTTTCTCGCTTGCTTGGGTGTTACCCCAGGAGCAAGAAAGTTCGTATAGATATTCAAGAGTTGCAAGGACTGGGCAAACTGACGTCTGCCCTTTCCGGAAAAGAGTTCTAGTGATCCAAAAGGACCACTAAAAATCCGATCCATCCTAGAACTTTTAGATATCCATGTGGATGAAGGAGCTAGACCTGCATTCTTACGAATGAAGTCAAGCTTCAAATCCTTCAGCCGACTGACGGTCCATTCCGGGCCGGATGATTCTAACCACTTCACAACAAGGGCTAAAATCGGAGCCGTGATTACCCGGGGAACACCGATAGATTCAGATCTACGCTGGAGCAAACCCATATCTTTGGAACTTAAAGTTCCCATATAGTCCTCCTTTAAGGATGTACTATAAAGATAGGCTAGCATCCAGCTTCGCCTGAGCTATAGGTGTGACCCATCTTCAGAGAGGGGAAACCATCTTCATTCTAACCTCAGTGATCTTCTTAGGCTCCTTCGAAAAGTCAAAAGACTCAAGAAAAGAACAGGACTCCAAAGTGGATCCC